ATGTTGCCGCTAATGGCGGCTGGACAAAGATGTTTGGCTACATCACGATGCCGGTTGGCACGGTGAAGTGCAAGGTCAGTTTGCAGTTGACCTCTGCGGTCAAGGCTTTGGACTCTTACTTCTTCGATGACGTGGTGGTGCGCGAGGTCACGCTGGGTAAGAAAGGTGTTGACGAGGCCGCGCTGGCGCAGGGTGCCGCTGCCACCGCTGGCGGCAGAGCCATTGCGATCAATCAGAACCTTTACGGTCAGGACACCCCAGGCACGGTAATTCCTGAGGGGAAGGTGGAGAACCTTCCTACTGTTAGGACAACAGCGAACACCGCACAGAGCATTGCAAATGCAAACATCCAGTCCGGTTCAAATCTGTGTGCCAATCCAGGTTTTGAAAACCTAAGCTTCTACAACAGTTCGCTTTACAGCACTGAGCAAAAGCGTTCCGGTACGCGGTCATTGAGGCTGGCGGGAACTGGCAGCACCAACGTGGATGCGTGGGCCACCATTGACAACGCGGGGATTGTGTTTGTCCCAGCGTCACAGGGCGACGTGTTTTACATGGAGTTCTGGATCATGGGGCGGCCTGCTGCTGTCGGGCCACCGGCTGTTGCGGCCAATGTTGGCGGCGGCACAATCCAGATGTTCATGTCTGTGTATAACAAGGACAATGTGGGGCTGACGTTCCCCGCCATAAACGTGACTGGCACCACGGCACTTAACGGTGTGTGGACGAAGTACAGCACCTACACCCCTGCGCTCCCCGCAGACACGGCTTCGATGCATGTTCGGTTCCGTTTAGGGACAACGGTTCCCGCGACGGACGTGTATTACTTCGATGATGTTGTGGTGCGCGAGGTCACTGAAGGCAGTGTCGCCAAGGCGAACGCGGGGGCGGCTGACACTAAGGCGCAGGCCACGGTTGACAAAGTTGTCGAGTCGGTTTCCGGTGTTGTTTCTTCTGGCAATACGCCAGCGAGCGTCAAGACGAGCTTGCAGGATGCGTGGTCAAAATTCTGGGAGGGTTTGACCGGCAACACTGGAAGCAACAAGTTGCCGTCCGACGTGAAGGCCGGGGCAACTCTTGTCAAGACGAAATCTGACGACGCTTTCAGGGATGCTGGCTTGGCTGACGGTAAGGCTGTCAAGGCTAAGAACGCCGCAGGTATTTCCATTGCATCGGGCAGCAATCTGGTGGCTAATGCCAGTTTTGAGAATTTCGAGATCCCGGTGGTGGGTCAGTGGGCGTACTCCACTGAGCAGGCCCGCACGGGCACCCGGTCAGCGAAACTCACTTCCAATGGCAGCAGCAATCAGGCCATCATCTTGGGCACTGACGGCGACGGCGCGGAACTGGATGTTCTGTGTTCTCCTGGCGACATCTTCTACGTCGAGGCGTGGATTCGGGGGGCCGGGACTAACACTGCGACAACGGGCAGTTTCTACATTTCCAGCCGGTTCCGTAAGAAGCATCCGACTACTGGTGTGGTCACGCTTGAGTATTTGACGGGCGAGGCGCTGTACCCCACCACCAGCCTCAATAATCTCAAGACTGGCTGGGCGAAGATTTCCGGTTATGTCACCGCTCCCGCCGACTCATACGGCTTTAACCCTTTGGTGATCGTCGGCAGCAATATCGCGGCGAGTAATCATTGGTATGTCGATGATGTGACGGTGCGCGAGGTGACCACGGCGCAGGCCACACTGGACAACATTGTGCAGTCTGTCACTGGCGTAACCGCGACGGGCAACTCCCCTGTCAACGCCCAGAATAAACTCGTTGATGCCTGGACTGAGTTTTGGCGGGGACTCAACAAGGATCAGACGGGCACCAACAAGCGTCCAACCGATGTGAACACGGCTGCTGCTGGTCTTCGGGACAGGGCGAATGATGCGTTCAACAAGGGCAGTGACGCTGAAGGAAAGGCGATTGTAGGGCAGGGGATTACCAAGTCCTACATTGAATCCGGCAGCAATGTTCTCCCCAATGCCGGCTTTGAGAACACCGCATTTTTCGGCAACGAGTTGTACAGCCTTGAGCAGAAGCGCACTGGGTTGCGGTCATTGAAGATGACTGCTACTGGGGCGATCCAAGATGTGACCATTAGCACCGACAGTGACAGCATCGTCAGCATTAGGGGTGAGGGCGGTGAAATCTATTACTACGAGTATTGGATGCGCGGCGGCAGCACCGTTTCTGCCGGTCAGGCTGGGCTGCATTTAAGGTGTGTTAGTGACACTGGCGCAGTCAGTTTCGTCACCGGGTATGCGACGATCACCACAGCCAACCGCAACACATGGGGGACGAAGTATAGCGGCTACTTGACGCTGCCGCCTAGCACAGCGACCTTCACTGTGGTGATGTCGGTTCGGGCGAATGTGCCGTCTGGTCATGTGCTGTATTTCGATGACGTTGTTGTTCGGGAAGTGACTAGCGCCGCCGCTATCAACCAGAACCTATACGGTCAGAACACCCCTGGCGCAACGATCCCCGAAGGGAAGGTAGAGTACCTTCCGACTGTCAGGACAACTGCGAACACGGCCCAAAGTGTGGCTTCTGCGCTGGTTGCTTCTGGCGGCAACCTCCTGGCTAACAGCAGCTTTGAGAGCACTTCATTCTCTTTGGCTGCGGTACAGGGCAGTTACTCGACAGAGCAGGCTCGCACTGGAACCCGATCACTCAAGATAATCAGCAACGCCAGTAGTGCCTACGGCTATGTCACGTCAGACCTTACTGGGACACTCCGAATTCCCGCTAGTGCCGGTGACATCTTTTATGTCGAGTTCTATGTGCGTGGCGCGGATTTGAATGCCCAAACCACTGGCGGCACTAATGGTATTCGTTTGGTTATTAACTTCCGCAACGCCGCTAACGGCAGCGCCGGTAGCGCGGTGGTTAACCAGTTGGCTTCAAGCGCACTTGACAACGTGTGGACAAAGGTCAGCGGGTACACAACAGCGTCACCGGCACCGGCTGGCACTGTGGGTTTCTACGCCTACCTTGAACTGACTGGCGCGGTTACCAGTGGTGAAACCTATTACTTCGATGACGTGGTGATCCAGCGGGTGACTGAAGGTGTTGCCGCTGACACTAAGGCTCAGGCTACCGCCGATAACATTGTGCAGTCGGTGGCCGGTGGCTCCTCGACGGGCAACTCCCCGGCCACGGTGCAGACCCAACTTGTCAACGCCTGGACAGCGTTTTGGCAAGGACTGAAGAAGAACACTCCAGAAAGTACGGAAACCAATAAGCGGCCTGCTGACGTAAAGACGGCTGCGGAGGTTCTGAAAACGCTTTCCGACGATGCCTTCAGGGACGCTGGCGAGGCTGACGGTAAAGCTGTTCTGGCGCAGAACAATTTGAACTTGAAATCTCAGGACTTCACCAACCTGCTGCCGGGTTCGGACTTTGAAAGCACAACCCAGTTGTGGCCGGTGTCCTTAGCGCCGGCCACGTTCTCCATCATCACTGGTGTCGCTGGGGTAGAAACCAACACTGGAACAAAGTCTTTGAGGATCGTTGGCGGCGACACCGCGCAGCGATCCATCACGTTTGACAGCGTATCCCCCAACTTTGAGGTCAAACAGGGCGACCAGCTTTACATGGAGTTGTGGGTTCGGGAGTCAGCGGACTACGCGAACACCGATACCAACGATCCGCGTTTCAGGTGTATTCGCGGTACAGGTTCGGTATCACCGGGGACAACCATTGGTGACATCAAGCTGCTCCCGGCGAACATTCCTACTGCGAATACCTGGACGAAACTGTCTGCGACGGTGACGATTCCGGCTGGGGTGCCTGCCGTCCAGTTTGTCTTCACCGGCCCGAAGACCAGCCCCGCCATGACCGGGACGCTGTGGGTCGATGACATCGTGGTGCGGCGCGTCACCAAAGCCGACGAGGTGGTCAGGCTCCCTGCGACGAAGGTTGCTGGCCTGCCCACTATTGGCTCCAATATATGCCCCAACAACAGCTTTGAGGAAAGCACGTTCTGGGCTGGCGCGACTATGTTCTCCACTGAGCAGGCTCGCACAGGTACGCGGTCGCTGAAAATGGTTGCGAATGGCGCGAATCAGGACTACTGGGTTATCAATGATGGTGTTTCGCAGATCTCACGAATCACTGCTTCGCCAGGGGATTCGTTCTACATTGAGTTCTGGGTTTATGGGGCGAGCCACAATACGGGCACTGGCACGATCAGCATGTTCATCACCCCGTACACCAACGCGAACGTGACATTGACTTCGCCTGGGTTTAACTACACGTTGTCAACGGCCAATAAGGGCGTGTGGACAAAGGTTTCGGGGACGGTGACGATTCCGACTTCGTTGACTACGGCGGCGAGCATCAGTGCGCGTGTCCGTCTGGCCTCTAACGTTCCGGTGAATACCTCACCGACGTTGCCGGATACCTACTACTTCGATGACTTCATCATCCGCGAAGTGACTGTTGCCCAGGCCACTGCCGACAACATTGTGCAGTCTGTCACTGGGGGCACCTCGACGGGTAACTCAGCAGCCAGTGTGCAGACCCAGTTGGTGAATGCGTGGACTGAGTTCTGGCGTGGTCTAGCCAAAGACCAGACCGGCACTAACAAGCGTCCTGCTGACGTAAACGTAGCTGCCGCTGGGGTTTTGGAAATCGCTGAAGATGGTGTTCGGGACGCGGACGCTGCCAAGGGCCGCGCCATAGCGATCAACCAAACCTTGTTCGGCCAGGACCTCCCCGGTACGTCGATTGCGGAAACCCGCATACCGACGCTCAGTTTGCAGAAGATTCCGACGCTGACTGAGGACAAGCTACCCACTATCAGCCAAGGCAAAGTGAACGGGCTGACCACCGACCTGACCGGAAACTCCACCAAGATTCAAAGCACGGTCGATAAGATTGCCGGTGCCCTCACAGGCAGCGATACTGTCGATGCGCTAGTCGATGATGCGGCTGCGGCCCTCCGCAAAACCTATCTGACGTTGTCGGATCACAGCCGGCAGATTCAGACATTCATCACCGATAAAACGTCGAGTTCGGTTAAGGGCGCGGCGTTCAACGTCGACTTCGACAGCTATGCCAATGCTGAGTTCTCAACAACTGCAAGCCCCGGCAGCAGCAGCTTCTATGTCGTGTATAGCGGCGCAGGCTCATCCAAGATCGGTGTGCAAAGCGGTGTAGCGCAATGGTATTCCACCACCAATGCCAACCGTGATGCCAAGATAATTTGGCAGAAGTCCACCAACACCGACTTCCAGTTCCTTCGCGGCACGATGACCACGCCACCGGAGCAGGGCAGCACCGGGGGCACTCCGAAGTTCCATGCCATTGGCCGGGTGTCCGACGACGGCAACAGCTTCGTCTGGGCCAGGGCTTACTGCGACGGATTCCTCTCATTCAAGGGTGAGATGGGCTACACGCTCAACGGCACAGAGTATGTGTGGGTAACAGACATTCCGTTGACGTGGGCGTTGGACATGTCCTTTGTGTGCGGTGTCGGTACGGAGCGCCGCCAGTATCAGGTGTATTCGGGCACCACGCTTGTCAAGCAGTGGGACGAGCGATACGCCAACGGGGTAAGCGGAACTTTAAACGAGACTCAAAGTCTCTGCGGCGGCGACTGGCTACTCAGCAAGGGGGCGGCTACCGCAGGGGCATTCACCTTGACCTATGACGGTGTAACAACAGGCACGATTGCGGTCACTGCGACGGCGACAACCGTCAAGAACGCATTGGTGGCACTTGGTAAGGGCGGTACGTCCGAATGGTTTGTGCGTGCCCACCCATCCGGCACCGGGTGGTACATCAGCCCACCTATAGCTGGGAGGTACGTCAAACCGATCACGTTTACGGTGACTACCGCGCTGACGGGTGGCACACTGTCAATCGCTGAACAAGCACCCCGCAAGTGGGGAGCTATCGCCCAGATCAGAAGCGGAACCAGCGGCCCGAAGCACTCTGGCAAGGTGGGCGGCACGTCGGTTACCGACAACGAGACACCTGCGCGGAACGGCTCTATTGCCAGAATGTCGCGCACCACCGCAAGCAGCACCTTGGGATTCGTCGGCACGAACGATACAAGCCTCGCAACTTTCTGGGACAAAATAGATTACGAAACCTCAGACATTGATGCGAACACCGCTACCGGAACATTCACGGTCAAAGAATCCAAGCCCTACATCATTACCGCACGGGTGAAGATAGCTTCCACGCTATTAACGAACATCAACTTGAAGCTCCAGGTTAATAGCGTGACTGAGCAAGTTGGCCCAGCGCACTACAACACCAAGGGGTGTGGTGCGACGTGGGTGCAATACCTGGAAGCGGGGCAATCGGTTCGTTTGGCAATTTCACACGACGGCGGGAACGCCGGAAATGCGTTGGCTGGTGGTGGAACCGAATCCTATTTCAGCATCAGCGGAGCCGGATAAATCGGCTCTAACCACTATCTGGACGTATAATCGAATTGCAGCCTCTTGCTGCTCATCTTTGAAAGGAGCCACACTTAAGATGGCATATCGTAAAGGTCACATCCGGCGCAATCCCGATACCGGGGAGATCGCAATCAGAACCATGTTCCCCGAAGATCAAGGCTCAACTCTGGCGAACCTGGCTTGGATCATCTCGTCAGCCGACAACGGAGCGAGGCACAGCAAGACCCCAGAGGTCGAAGAGGACGGCTGGGAGGACTTCTGGGTGCCCGAAGAACCCGTCTATGACCTGCCCGATGACAACCCGCCCGTCGAGGAGCCGCCGGCCGTCCAGCCGGAACCGCAGCCTGAGCCTGAGCCTGAGCCTGAGCCTGAGCCTGAGCCGTCAGGTGATCCCGTCTAGGGGTGTTGCATTTCGCAACACCCCCTATGATCGTGGTTGAGTCGGAAAGTAGGTGGCGACGTTGAGTTACGGGCTGCCGGCTGGCACGAACATCACCTACGGATCAGCGGGGTTCCCGCAGTGGGTGTACGACCTCGGCCGCGCATTCAACCTGAAGGCTTCCACCTATCCGGGTCATCAGGAAGGGTCACGGGCTGAAACGGGTTTCGCCCCTAATCCTTCTCGGCTGAATCGTGGGATCGACTGGGTTGGCTCCGTCGCAGACATGCAGCGGTTCGCCGACTACCTGCTGTCGGTTCGCACGAACCTTGAGCAGGTCATCTGGGAGAACCCGCAGACCGGCCAGCGGGCCGGTGTGGCTGGCGGGGATGACGTGACCCGCACCCCCTACTACCAAGGCGACTACGCTGGTCACCGCGACCACGTTCACACAAGGCAGTCCAAGCCGATACCGCTACCGGGAGGCGTCCCCGTGGGAGCTGTCACCGTGGGAGCCACTACGGGGTGGACCGGAGACCCGACCTGGCTGGAAGATGTTCTACGCAAGGCCCTCGGTGACCGGCTGGTCGTACACAAAGGGTGGCAGGAGCGCGGCACCGGCGGCGGACCGAACGGGCAGATGGGCAACATCTGGGGTGTGATGATCCATCACACCGGCAGTGACAGGGAAACGCCCGAACGCATCAGAGATGGTGTCCAGCAGACACCCACCTACTTCCTGCCCGGGCCTCTGTCCCAGTGCCTTATCACCCCTGACGGGAAATGCCACCTTGTCGCCATCGGACCCTGCAACCACGCCGGGACTGGCTCGTACGCTGGGGTCGGTTCCAACAACGGAAACGAACGCCTGATCGGATTCGAATGCGCGTGGCCGACTATCCGTCCTGACGGCACATTCGACAAGGCGCAACGGTGGCCCGACGCGCAGATCATCACGATGCGCGATGCGACGGCCGCTGTGCTGGCTAAGCTTGGCTATAACTCCGGTCATGTGATCGGACACAAGGAGTGGGCGGGTGCTTCGCAAGGCAAGTGGGATCCAGGGAATCTGGACATGGGCTGGTTCCGCGGCGAGGTCGCTAAGAGTATCCGCGGTGACTTCCAGGTGGTGAAACCGATGAACCCGAAACCGCCCACCGACGACGCCGTTGCGGTGATTGCTCGGTCTGAGTGGGAGAAGGTGCGGCTCAGCCACATCGAATGGCTGGCGTTCACCTACGGTGACCAGGCAGCGGTCGCCGATCTGGTGACCACAGCCCGAAACGGCAACACCCAGGCGGTCCGTGCCTTGAACCGATTGGAGCAGGTCAACCCGGCTGCGCTTCAAGTATTCCTATCGAAAGGTTGACACCATGCCCCCGAAGGTTCGACAGATTCTTTACTCGCTCGGCGTGCTTGCATTCGCACTTCTGGCGCTGCTGTCCACACTGCGGATCATCGACGAAACCGTTGCGGCGTCGGTATCTGCCGCGTTGACCGCTGTCCTCGGGCTGTTCGGTGTGACCGTTTCCGGTGTGGCGTACGGCGCGGTGACCAAGCAGCAGAAGGAGGGCACGTTTAATCATCCTTCGCCGGCCGATCAGGTGGTGACCGGACTCAACGCTGTGATTGAGCAGGCCAACAACGCCCAAGCCGAAGTTGACCGGGTGAAGGAAGCGGTGTCGACCGCTGTCAGGGATGTGCCGGTTCTGGGGCCGTTGGCGCAGCAGGCTATCGACCGGCTGCCCTGATCGTGCCGACAGTTCTCACTGTCGGTGCCTTGGATTTGGGCGCGGACAAGCTGGTCAACTACATGAAGAAGGTGTGCCGCGGCTACGCGGTGACCGGGGGTCGAACCCAGGTGCAGGTGCGCTATCCGGCGATGCTCGACCCTTCGGCTGGTGACAAGCCGAGCGGCTCGATTCGGGTCGGTGCCCAACGGCTGGACGCCCTGATCCGCGCCACCCCCGGCCCGAAGGTGGTGCTGGGCTATTCCCAGGGCGCGCAGGTGGCTGGGACGTGGCTGCGGATGTTCGCCGCTCGCGGTGACGCCCCCGATCCGGCCATGCTTTCGTTTATTTTGATTGGCAACCCTGAGCGGAAGTACGGCCAGCAGCCCTGGACGTTAAAGACCACCCCCAATCACACCCAGTATTGGGTGCGTGATGTGACCCGGCGGGGCGATAACTGGTCGGATTATGACCCTAGGATGCACGGCAAGAACAAGGTGTTGGCGATGTTCGGGTCGGTGCACACGAACTACTGGAACGTGGACTTGGAAGCGCCTGCCACGGTTATCAAATCGGTGGGTAACACAACCTATGAGGTTGTGCCGTAGCTGCGGCCGACTTTTCCGTGCCAGTCCTCGACGGTTTCTTGGCGTAGTCCGAGTTTCATCACCGCGTCGGCCACATGCGCGGCCCATTCCTGAACGGCGGCTTCCCAGCCGTTGTCGGACAATCCGAAATCTTCACCGCACGCGCAGGTCAGCGCACCGGCGTAATCCCAGTGGTGGTGTTGGGCTTGCACGGCGGCGATGCGGTCACGGAGGCGGTCATTCATTGGGGACGTACACCGGGCCGAGAGTTCTGCGGGCCGGCGGGTCTTTCAGGTAGTTGATGACGCGAACGTAGGCGTCGACTTCGCGGCCCAGCCGCCCCAGCATGATGTTGCAGGGGCCGCAGCACAGCCCGAACACTTCGCCGGTGTCGTGGTCGTGTTCGACGGCCAGTCGCCGGACTTTCCCGGTGGCGACCTGGCAGATCGCGCACCGCCCGCCTTGGGTCTGGTACAGAAGTTCGTATTGTTCGCCGGTCAGGGAGTAGACACGCTCGACCATTCGGCTGTGCGATTGCGCTTTCGCTTTCTTGCGGTGGGCGCGGTGATGAGTGGAGCATCGAGGTTTCCGAACACCTGACACGATTTGCCGTTTGGTGATGATGCCTTCGGCTAGGCAGTCGATACAGGCCGTCATGTGTACATCACGGTGACTTGGGTTTCACTGGCTCGTAGGTCGTTCAGCGCACGGAACGTCGCATGACGATGCCAGACAGCTGGCAGGGTGTTGCGTTCTGCAACACCTTCGTCCGTTCGGCGTGTGTGAATTACCCCGGCGATACGGGCGGTCTGCGTGATCTTCTCGATTTCCCTGTCAGTGATCTCGGAGACTGTCTCGATCACGGCGACGGCTTTGGCGGGGATGGTTTCTTGATCCATCCACCGCAGAATCGTTCGCTGTGTGACGTGAAGCTGGTCGGCCAGCCATCCCGGTGTCAGCCCCAGGCCGGTGAGCATGACTTTCAGTTCGGCGCCTGACATTGTCGTGTCTGTCATGATGACATCATATCATGGGTTATGACAAACAGCTTCGCGTGCATTGCAAACAACTGTTAGGTGTTGAATGATTGTTGTGCGAGCCGCCCGCTACGGGCGCAGGGTAACGCTGGCACCATAGGGGAACCACCGGTGCCGGGGCGGCTCGCACAACAATCGTTAACCATACTGCCGTGTGAGTCCGACAAGTTTCGGATCAGCAGCTTCCAAAATGGTGATTTCGTAGATCGCGTCCAGGCTTTCACCTGTGCCATCGCCGGTGTAACACCACAGCTCGTCCCACATATCGTCCAAGTCCGCGGGAACGGTGTCGTCATCAACCTCATGGATCATCGCGGATTGACGCCCGTTGGAGTAGGTGTTCTCGCAGGAGATCTTCATACGCGAGTCACCTCGTTACACGCCTTGCACAGATCATCCTCCAACAAGCTGGGCGCTTCACCGCACAACGCGCACGGATGGTCGTCCCACCACCGCTCTTTCGTCCGGCTCACTGGACGGCGCTCTGTCTGAAGTTCCAAGCCAGACCGCCCTCGTCACGCCACTCAGGGTCGACGTACCTGCCGATCGCCCTGAGTTCGCTGTCGACGCTCAACAACCTGGCACCGATGAGCATGGCGGCTTTCGCCCGATCCTCAGGGTTGCCGTCAAGGTCATCGAACTCTTTGAGCAGCGCGACGAGCCGCTTGGCTTGCTCCACGATGTTAGTTCCGGTCATCAGCATCCTCGCTCTCGTCGTCATCCAGGTACGCGCACACCTCGATCACCAGTTCCCCGTCGTCATTGACTCCCACGACGGTGTAGCTCACATCAGAAGTTGGCGTCGTACCGAAAGCCCGCCCTGACAGCAGATCAACAAATCCCGTTGCATCCAAGCCGATGAAATCGCTCAGTTCGACAGTGATGCGCCGCTTGGCCCAGCAGGTCAGCTCAGGCGTTGCCATTTTGCTTTCCCTCCTTTCTCGGTAGGTGCTGCGGTGTGCGTGGCGCACTCAGCAGCGGTGTAGGTTTCCAGATGCTTCGGGTCACGGTTGATGCAACCACTGCCATGCTCAGCGTCGGTGTTGCGATCCGCAACACCCACGAACCGGACGTACACCACACCGCTGCGAGAAACAGCCTCAAATCCAGCGCCGAACGAGACCTGCCTGCCGCGGGCGATACGGGAAGTCAGCGCCCTAGCCGCCACATACGACGATCCGTTCGTCGGATACACCGCCCAGCAGCCCGGTCGGCCCCTGAGTTCGTCGGCGAACGCCCGCTGCTCCAAGCGGGTCAGCTTCCCGCCCAGCGGTGCCGGCGGATCAGCCCACTCGATTCCGGTCACTGAGGCACCACCTTCACAGCGATACGCTTCACCTGGCCCCGAGCGGCGCGGACGTACCTGTCGCCGTCACCGCCGAGGACAGCGGCATTCAGCCTGACCCCGCCATCGTCCTTGATCACGACGTAGATCCCGGGGAACCGAGGTCCAAGGGTCACCGTTTCCCCGAGTGCGAACACCTGGACAGGGGCAATGACCGGGCCTTTCCCGTCGTCGGGGCGGAGCATCGCGTGAGGGCAGCGTAACCCGCGGCCCCCGCCCTCCGGCTTCAGGGCGGCGTTCTTCGGGCCGTTCGACTTCACGACCCACACGCCGGGGTGCTTCGCGCTGTCCACCCGAACCTTCGTGCCTACCGGATACTGCATTGTTGTTCTCCTTCTTTTCGTGGGGTGTTGCGGAATGCAACAGTTCTTGTGCTGAGGCGCTGCGCCCAAGCGATGTGTTCGTCAGCAAGGTGACGGCCGCGAATTGCTGCCAAACGGTGCGCCCGCTGCCACCGGGGTACATGCACCCACGGAAAGTTCAGCAGGTCATAGAGCCGACCCCAGTTCACGGCCTCGTCTCCGGTGGTGGCGGGAAGTTCCCGTACATTCCCCACGGATCACCCTGCAGATACGCGGAGTTCTGACGTTCAGCGAGCGCCGCCAACGCTGCTTTCTGGGCACGCGCCTTGACCTTGGCGCGCTGCTTCTCTCGTCGTTCAAGCCAAGTTCCGAAAACCAGCGCTGTCACACCCACAGCGATCAGGGTGATGTACCAGAACTTGATGGCCAGCGCGACGAAAATCAGAACCACGAAGAAGATGCCGAACAAACCGATGGGCGGCGGCGAAAGCTGCCTTTCATCGCCGTAGTAGACGTCGCCGTGGATAACATTGACGGCATTGTTATCGCCGACGATGTTGTTGTCGCCGGTGATGTTGATGCCCATTACTCGGCCCTCGTTTTGGGTGATACCGTCCAGGTGACATGCGCGTTTTCGTCGCACAACTGACCGTCCACCACGCGGTACCCGAACAGTTCGCTGTCCTCGCCTATGAGCCGGACAAAGGAACCTTCGTCGGCGAACCGGCCCAGCAGATACAGCATTTCTTCGCTGCCCAGCCACTTGTCCAGGTGATAACCCAGGCGGAACCCGTCGGTGTCATCTTCCTCGCAGTCATGGAACCCGGTCAGTTCTTCCACCGCCTCGGTCAGCGAGTCGAACGGCTTGATCCGCTGGCAGTCGTGCTCCGTGCTGCCGCCGAGCGCGTTGTGCGCCCGGTTCCAGCACGGCCGGTGCAATGCCGGGTCGGCGTTGATCTCGTCCAGCGCCGCCTTCACCTTGTCGGCGGGGATGTGGAAATCCGTCTCCCAGTTGTCAACTTGATACCCCATAGCCTTAATCGTCCTTCCCTGTTGCGTACCAAATCGGCCAGTCGGCCAGTTCGCGGACTAGATCGGAAACATGACCGATCGGAATCTCAAACGGTTCACCCACATCTTTGGTGACTCCGTAGTTCAGGGTTTTTCCTGTTTCGGAAACCCGCTTCACCCGCTCTGTGCGCTGCACCCTCAAGGCGACCAGCTTGCTTTCGTCGCCCTCAACGGGTCGGACGTAGAAGTTGATGACTGTTCGATCGACTGCCATCATTCATCTCCCTTCTTGTCGGTGTTGCGTTTCGCAACATCTTCTTCCAGCGCATCTTCGGGGTCACCGATGATTTCGATGCCGCCAGCGAACCGGCGCATTGGCGAATCGTCACACGCCTTGCGCCACTCGTCGCGCTCCCATCCCATGTCAGACCTCCTCAATCTCAAGCTGGGTCACATGCTCAGGCAGGGTCACAATTTCCTGCTCGTCGCGGCCAGTGATGTAGGCGATGACATGCTCGCGGGCGACATACCCGCTAGCGATCTTCGGCGAAGGATGATCGTCCTGCCGTAGACGCTCGGCGAACCACCGGGCACGGGCCTTGTCGAGGGTCCAGCTAAACCCCTGTAGCGCATCACCGAAGCGGTAGCCCCGGTAGATGCGGGTCATCGGCAGCAGCCCCCCCTTCTCCGGCGGGAGGTCGAATACGCATCGCACGTCCTCGTCCGACATCATCTCCCTTCCCTCGGCGTCAGCGGTGAAAGCTTCCCGCCAGGCCTCCCTGTTCTGCCAGGAGTTCTCGGTGTCGGACCACACCGACCCGAGCAGATCCCAATACCGGGGTCCGTCCAGATGCCAGCTGACGTCGAGGAACGCGTTGAGCCGGTACGGGCGCTCATACAGCCACACGCAGGTATCCCAGTCTCCTTTGCTTTTGGCTTTCTTCAACGCTTTCTTCTTGGCTTTTAGCTGGGCGTTGACGAAAGCGTTCATGACCGGGCTGTGAATCATGCTGAACACAAGCGGGTGCTTGATGGACGGCCCGAACGGACCGTCGTGATCCAGGTACATTGCGAGCGCGGGGTCCAGATCCTCCCGGGTTTGCATCAGCTTGTCGATTTGTTGCGTCAAATCTTCGGTGTTGCGTTTCGCAACAGTCACTTTTCCCACATCCTTTTCTCCATCGTCTCGATCGTCATTGCGGTGCGTCGGGCCTCGTTGATGATGTGAGCTGTGCTGGTGACGATTTCCTGTATGAGTCCCGCCTCGGTTTGCTCGCGCAGGTAAGCGCGAATCTCGGGCGGTATCTTGGCGCTCAACTTGATGCCCATGTGCAGGGCTTCGGCGAAGCGGCCGGTCATGGCCGTAGGGGGAATCTGCTCCCACAGCCCGATCCCCACCTTGCCGTTCTCCCGCACCACCGACGCGATGCGGACATCCCTAACGCCTGCGGCGTTAGCGGCGCTGACGATCGCCACCTCTTTGCGGTTTGAGCGTTCCGACGGCGGCGCGTCACTGTCGTCATCGACGGGGGTTTCCGCGGACCACGCCGCGCTGCCGAACGCCACCTCGACCGCGCCGTGAACGACGCACAGTGCCATGATCAGGTCGGCGATCTGATCCTTGGCTTCAGGGTCGGTTGGCATTTCCGCGAACCCGACGAAGAACTCCCGGTCCCTGTCGTCGGTGACGATGATGAACGGAACGAAATCATCTTTGCCTTCCAGCGACAACGACGAGAACTCGATGAACTCCTTCGCCGTCTTCAGTGTTTTCATACTCACTTAACCTCCTGTAGGTTGAAGGTGCCCCTTTGGGCATCCTGCTTTCGTGGGGAAAGTTGGACGGGTGGCCCCGGACTGGCAGTAGTCCGGGGCCACCCGACTTTCTAGCTAGCCTTCTTGATCGGCATGACCAGGTGAAGCGCGTCGGTGAGGTCGGAGATCACCACCGGCGATGTTGGATCAGTGATGCCGAGTACCGCCAGCTTCGATCCGAGTCCGCGAAGGGAATCGGCCAGCAACTTCGATGAAATGCTGACTGACACCGGTTCGATGAACTCGTTCTGCACGGTCTGGTACAGATCGACTTTCTGCTCGGTCCGTATGTCGCTGTCACCGTTCTCGCCGACAACGATGATCGAATTGCTGTCGATGGTGAGGCTGGTTTCAGTCCCGGTGATCGCCTTGAGCATCTGTTCACGGTCGAACACCACCTTGAGAGGCTGATCTTCCGGTATGAGTTTCCGCCAGTTAGGGAAGCTCACATCAGCCATCGGGCTGGTGCAGCTGCGGCCGGTTGACCGTAGCTGCACCCAAGGCCGATCGTTTACCGTGCCCGCCTCGACGAACACCGCCGTGTTGGTTTTGGCGAACGCCCGCAGTGACGCTGATTCGACCTGGCCGGTGAAACCGGACTGGCCGTAGGTCACGCGGGTCAGCCGGTGACGGTCGGTGCTGACCATCGTCCCGTTGTCGAACGCGACAGTTTTCAGCGCGGGAAGGTTGTCGTCGTTCCCGACGGAGGTCAGCACCTGGGTCAGGTTGTCCGGCATCAGCACCCCGAAGCCTTGCCCCGTGAACTGCGGCCACTCGGGGAAGTTGACCGCACTACTGGCTGACCGGATCGTCACCTTCCGCTCGGAGGACTCCAAGGTCAAGTCCTCGTCGTTGATGGTGATGGTGAGCGGCCCTTCCAGTGACTTCAGTGCGTCGAGCAGCTTGCTCGCCGCCACTGTGATGCTGACCTGATCCCCGCCGCCAGCGGCGACTATCGACTCCCGGTACTGGTCGTCGCTGACACGCCGCACGATCACCGCTCCGATCACTGCGGTGATTTGAACGATGGCCGACACCGGTTCGACGGTGGGCATCTTGTTCAGCCAGGAGACTTCCTTGGCGAGCTTTTCGGCGACAACCTTCAATTCCTTGGTCACTTTCTGTTTTCCCTTCGGTTGGGGTGTTGCGTTTTGCAACAGGGCTGATGCCTTGTTGCGGCTGACCTGGACGGCCATGACCCGCCACCAGCGGCAAAGGCTGGTTGCGGGGGTAAAGCGGTCCAGATTGTTAGGCGATCTTCTTGGCTGCCCGCTTGACGGGTGCCTTCTTCGCGGGTGCGGGTGCCGGCGCCTCAGCGGGGGACTTGGCTTCGATCGACGCCGTGAGTTTCGCAAGCAGGTCCGACACGTCGGTGATGGCGTTGTCGTCACCGCCGTGCGCGATGCTGGCGATCTCCCCACCGGCGGCCTTCACGCTGATCGCCTCGTTGAGGTTGTCGGTGTAGGTGTCGGTGTAGTCGGACGGCTTCCAGGTTTTGGTCATCGTCTCGGCCAGCGACCGCATCACCGGCATCAGCCGGGGATCGACATCGGCGTCACTGTCCGGAACCCCGCTGGCTTCGCGCAACTCGTCGGGCCACATCATGTTACGGATGATGAGGGAGCCGGTGGTCTGCTCGATGTCCAGCAACGCCAGGTGGTTACGTCCCCACCGGACGTAGGTGACGATGCCGACGATGCCGTCCTCGGCCAGCACCTTGCGGATCATCTTGTAGGTGACCTCGGCCTGCTTGCGCTTGGGGTCGGGGATCAGCCGGTAGACGTTCTGGTCGGCGAACAGCATCGGGTCGATCTGATCGGCTTTGACGAACTCGGGAACCTCCAGCGAGGTGCCGGTGTTGGCGGCGACTGTTTCCAGTTCGCTGGCGGTGAGGACGATCGTCTCGCCGTTCTCGTCGAAGCCTTTGCAGATTTCGTGCGAGCTGAGGGTTTCGCCGCAGCCCTCGCAGGACTTCGGCATCTTGACTTTGCCGTAGCTGCCGTCGTCGTGCTGGTGGTACATCGAACCTTTGCGGTCGTGGTTCTCGATGATGCCCACCATCTTGACGGGGCAGCTGACCAGCCCGACGGTCAGATCGAGGTTGGCGATGGAGCGGGTGGAGGGTGCAGCCATGATGATTTACCTGCTTTCTTTCGTGGGGAAAGGTGAAAGGTGTTGCGGTTTGCAACACCCAGTCAGTGCGTCGCGGCAGCTTTTTGTGCTGCGCGTCTAGCCCGCTGGTAGTCGCGCCACCATGTGCGGCACTTGATGCAGTGGCACTCGTAGTGGGTGGCACCTGTCTGTGTGCCGTGCATGTTGTCGGGACATCCGCGTTCGATGGCGCGGTTCTTCGTTTCTTTTCGCTGCTGAGCTTTGCGTTTGTTGAGGCATTCCGGCGAGCATGTCTCCGGTGGCCGTCCGCGGTGGGATGGAATATCGAAGGCCCCGCCGCAAACCAGGCATTGCCGCATGTGCGTTTCCTTTCTGCTGGGGTGTTGCGGTTTGCAACACGGTGAGGGGTGCCCGCCGGGAGTCAACTCCCGGCGGGCAGACTTCAACCCTTCACCTATTATTCTACCCTAGACAAGGGTTTTTGTCAAGGGGGTACTAGTGGTTCAGTTCCTCGTAGCACTCAGCCAACGACTTCTCGCCGACGATCACCTGCTCAACCGCCGACAGCCCGTAGCCGTTCGCTGCCAGGAACCGCAGATACGCCGCCGGAGAATCACCGGGGCGACGCCACTCATCCCGGCCCGTCAGGAACTCCAACGAACCCAACGTCACCCCCAGCAGGACAACCTCGGCGCGAGCATCGCTGACATGATCCAGCAACTCCCCTGACCGAATATCGGCACCCAGCAACTCGCCAGCAACATCGCCGCCCCGCTGCAACAGATACGGATCGGCGATCAGACGCTCCGCGATGAACGGAGCCGTCCCCTTCGGAGGGGTTTTCCGCTGCAACAACTCGGTGACGAACTTACGGCGCACCGTCATCGCAGCATCGCCGGCCTTGTTCAGCACGACCACCCGACGGCGCTCCGCCTTCTCCGCGGCCTTCTGTTCCAGATCCACAGAAGTCAGATCGGGTGGAGGTGAGACACCAACGCTGTGCCACTCGCTGACCGTCAGACCTTCGGCCTCCGGGTTGATGCAGTAGTAGACGTCGGGAACCCACTCGGTTTTCTCGTCAACCGAATCACAGTGCAGCATCCCCTCAGCGGCCTGCGCCTCAGGATCGTTCTCCGTCGCCCAGTCGATCAGAGACTCATCGACAGGATTGCCTTCCATGTCGACGAAAACCGCCTCGTCGCTCAACGTGATCGCCCAGTTCGCCGGATTCTTCACCGCTGACTCGTCGGCTGCTTCACCGTCAGCCGTCAGCAACGCGTGCAACGGCACCGCTGGCATGTCAGCAACTTCACGGCGCTTAACCACTGCGAAACCCTTCTTACGCCAAGGCTCCGACGCCTTCTCCCGCTCGATTTCGGCGGCACGATCCCTCCGTAGACGCTCCATTTCGTGCTCGAAATAGGGACGGCCCACCGCAGCCATTAGGCGATTCTTGGCACGCTCATCGCCCTCGAACTCGGCAAGTCCTGCTGCCTCGTCCAACGTGACCGTCCCGGCCTCCAGCGCGGACATCGCCGTCTCCGACTCGCCCACCGACTTGGACTTCTTCACCCGCTCCGGTGACACCGACAGCCGCTTAGCGACCTTTGTCACCGACAGCCCGGTGTCCAACAGCTGCTGGATGCCCTTCACGCGGTCCACGGAGGTCAGCGCCAGACGCTGATCGTTCTCCACGATCTGCTGCGACAGCCGGGTGGCGGTATCCAGCGCGGCGTCAGAGATGTACACCGGAATGGAAGTCAGCCCCGCTTCCCGGGCAGCCAGAGTGCGGCGCTGACCGGCACGAACCTTCACCTTGCCGCCCTCCCGCACCGCGACGATCGGCACCAGCACGCCGTTTTCCTTGACGCTGGCGACGAACTGCTTCGTGAGGGACGCCTCCGTCCTCACATTCGTCTCGACCTCGATCTCGTTCGGGTCGAGATGTTCCAGCACTCCGGTTGTCATTGGTGTTTCCACCTTGTTGGGTGTTGTCATTTTTCATTACCTTCTTTCTGTGGGGTGTCGGTGTTGCGATCCGCAACACCGTAAGCGGGCAACTCGTACCCGTTGTCGGTGAGCCACCAGGACGTATCCGACCAGCTCGTATCGACATGAAAGCCGCCCTCGGACTCAAGGGCGCCAGTGCCGCAGCAGACGCAGCCACCGGAAATGCCGATGTCCTCTGCGACTGCGTGCGGAACATGCCACCGAACCCATTCCTCGCCGTCCATCCGATAAACGAGAATCGGCGTGAACCACGGCAGAAGTTTTTTCATCTGCTGCTGATCGCCAGGGCGCGGTGCCCGAACCAACACTGTCGGTTCCAGGTCGTGATGATCGCTGCGCGTCAAGCGCATCGTTGTGTACCTCCTTCTTGTGGAGCGGTGTTGCAAACCGCAACACCTTTTTCTTTCCGACACTCCCACCGCAGGGCGCGGCAGAAACGTGCCGAGGAACAGCGGGCATAGTCCGGATAGCGGGGTATCGGAATCCAGACCTCTGCCTCATCCACGGATCACTTCGTACGGATCGCCACCCAGCAGGATCAGGGTGCGACCGTTGTCCCACTTCACCCCGATCTGGCGGGTGTACTCGCTGGTCCACTGGCCGACCCAATCCACCGTCCCCTCAGCACCGACAGGGATGGGGTAAGGGTCGTCCATGCGGCCGGTGACCCGCACACGGTCACCGGCCTGGACGGGCGCTTTCACCCCTTCGGATGCCACGAGTTCCCCCCATCATGTGAGTGCAAACCCGACGCGACCACCTTCTTGTCGACAGTCCGACCAGCCAGACGCTCAGCCTTGGCGATCGCCATCTTCGCCTGATGCGAGCCACGCGCCATGATCGCCCTGTACACACAGGCGTCGGTCATGCCATCCCTGACATCTTCGGGGATGCCGGTGAACGTGACCGCGCCCTGCGGCCCGACCTTCACCCCGACGCGACCGCCGGCAAGCAGCCTGTCCACCTGCTCGCCACGCTTGCGCAGCTCGGCGGCACGCTGAGCGACCGTCTGACCCTTCTTGAGCTTCGTGTTACATGGCATCAGATCGCATCCTCGAAATCGAGGTCCATGCTGGGCGGCTGGACGCGGACCCGAGTTTCCACCACCGGGTGGCTCTCGAAATCCAACGCACGGCCGAGCCGCTCATGCTCGATGATGACCTCATCGCCGGACATCCCGAAGTCCAAGAACGAACTGCGGGCAACACCGATCTTCGCGATCGCCTGCTGGTCGATTTCGATGGCAGCCTGCTCGCCGGAAGCGACGATCTTTCGGGCCGCGGCACGAGCCGTATTCACCGCGGCAGCGACATTGGCGTTCGCCCCCACCGACAGCATCTGGCCGATGTCGAGAAGCTTCGCGGCTGCGGCACGAACCTTCTTCACGTCCAGTTCTTTCAGGCCCTCCTGCATTTGCGCCATGAACTTCTCCGTCTCGGAGAACAGGGCGCGAGCAGCTTCCACGTCGTCGGCGACAACCTCGCCGCAGATGACGTTGATCTCGACGCGGGAGAACACGGCCTTGTCGTTGAACTCGGCGGTCAGCTTACGGGCCTCCTTGATTGCCTCCTTCAGGTCGTCGCGGCGATCCAGAGGACACAGCGGGCCGTGGGCCGTGTCAGCGCACAGCCTGGTGATGAGATACCTGGCCCGGTTAGCGACCTGGCTCGCCAGCTTTGCCTCCTCCGGATCGAACACGATCTTTGTGGTGGCCCAGCTGGAACGCTCAGTGCCCGACTCGGTGAGATGGGCGCGTTCGATGTCCCGCTTCTGGTAGCTGCGGTTACCCGACTGGCGGGCATGAACGCTCACCAGCAGACCGGGACGGATGGTGCGGATGTTGACGTCACTCATTTTCTTTCCTCATTTCTTTTCAGTGGGTGGAAGTGTTGCGGTTTGCAACACCCAAGGTCGTGCTAGAAGTCGAGCGTCCGAACGCCCTTCTTCGCCTGCGGTGCAGTGGTGTCGGGCCGCGTCGCCAGCCGGGCACGGCCCGACCACGTTGTGCGCAGCGCCTCGATCTTTTCTGCCGACGTCCTCGACAGCGGGATCACCTTGGATGCCGCCAACAAGATGTCGTCGGTGGTGACCTCACGCGCCCCGTCAGCGAAGGCGCTGAACATGGCGTCACCTTCGATCGCCGCGGCAATCTCCGCACCGTTGAACCCGACAGTCGCATCGGCCACCGCGTGCAAGTCGATGCCCAGCTTTTCGGCGTCACGGCCATTGCTCCGCAACGTCGCCGCAGTAATCGACGCACGCTCCGCCTTCGTCGGCAGGTCAATGAACCAGATGTCATCGAACCGACCCTTGCGAAGGAACTCCGGCGGCAACGCAGACGGATCGTTGGCCGTCATGCACACGAACGCCTGACCGCTGCGGTCCTGCATCCACGTCAGGATCGCACCCAACGCATCAGAGGACACGCCGCCGTCCGACGAGCCACCTGTTGCACCTTGCAACGCCTTCTCAACTTCGTCGATGTAGACAACACACTGACCGATCGCGTCGATCAGGGCGAAGATCGACCGCAGCCGGGACTCCGACTCGCCGACATACTTGCCCTTCAAGGCGTTGATATCCAGACGCATCACCGGCCAGCCCCACTCCGAACCGAGGGCTTGGCAGGACAGCGTTTTACCGCAGCCGGAAACGCCGAGCAGCATCACACCCTTGGCGAGCTTCAGACCGTAGGCGCGGGCTTCCGGTGTGAAGGTCATTCGGGTGCGAGCCATCGCCTCCTTGAACAGGTCCAGCCCACCCACAGAATCGAACCCGCCGGGGCGAGGCTCGTAGTACGTCAGCGCCGGTTCACGGTTGATGAGCCGTTTCTTCTCCGCGCTGATCGCAGCCACGTCGATCTTCCCGCCCTCGATCAGCGACCGGGCGAACGTGGTCTGAACTTCCAGCGAGGACAGACCGACAGCCGCATCGACAGCCGCATCGCGGATACCGCCCTGGCTGAGAGCTTTCTTCACCGACGTTTGCAGCGGATTCGTGTCGGTGTTCGGAAGCACGCTGACCTGATTTTCCAGGATCTCGTTGATCTCGTCCCGGTCAGGCAGAGGCCAATTGATCACGTCGAGTTCGCCGTTGGACAGGGCCGGCGGCGGCGGGTCACCGGCAGAAATGATGATGATTGCCTGGGCGACGTTACGCGGGGTGCCTGACAAACCGTCGGGGCGCAGCATGTTGCGGAGTTTCCGCATGGTCACCGCACCGGCAACGCCGTCGAGCCACGGATTCAGGTCACGAAGAATCCAGACGTTTCGGTCGGCGTCGCTGTTGGAGATGTTGGCCTTCGACTTGTCCTCGATCATTTTGAGGATTTCGTCGGGGCCTTCCGCGGCGTTGTAGTCGGGGTTGCCGCGGACCGGGGAGCCGTCGATGTCGACTGCGCCGGTGGCGATGTCCCAGATGCGGGGCCGGTATCCGGCCTTGGCGATGGCCGGGATGAGGTCTTGCTCGGTGCGCGCTTCGTCTTTAGAGACGATCCAGAACCCGGCGCAGCGTGCCCTCAGAGCGAGTGTGATCGCTTGACCGGCTTTCTGGCCTCTGGTGGGGGTGTTGCGTTCTGCAACAGGAGTTTCTGCTGGTTTTGTTTCTGCGGTGGGCATTTTCCTACTCTCTTTTTTCGTGGGGAATGGTGTTGCAAATCGCAACACCCGAATTGAAGGCAGACTTCGACCTTCTAATACCTATTTTACCAGGTCAGGGCCTGTTTGTCAATAGGGTAACTAGCTTTTCTGGGCCTTGCTGCATATCCGCAGAGCCGATCGACCGATAACACCAATGTCGCCCGTAGCGATCATTTCCTTGGTGTTGTCGTTCCCCGCCTCCCAGCACATCAACAACGCATGTGCCGTCAACGTATCGACCAGCACGCCGTCGATCTTTTCGGCCTGACGATCTTTGACGATCCTCTTGAGAATCTTGATCCTCACCGCGACTCCCTCTCCCACGACGCCGCCCCAACTGTTGCGGAACGCAACACACTCACGTCCACATAGGACACGACATACCCCGGCAGGGGGGCCGGCAAACTCGGATCAGTCCGGTGACGCAACTCCGCAACAGCGTTTTTGTCACCCGCCGACGCGAACGCCCACAAATCCGACACCGACATTTTTCGGTAAGAGGTGTCGATGTCACGCACCAACACCTTCCCGTCCCTCTCGTCGTACATCACCTGAACGACCTGATCCGGTTCGACCTCCGCGAGATCCCCGGCTTTCCACTGCGGCTCCATCACACACCTTCTCCCTGTTGTTCGTTCGCCCACGCCTGACGCATCCTGTGCGGCCCCACCGGGGTGCAGTGATCCAGCATGGTCTGATGACACGGTTCGCCCGGACGGGCACCGCAGTAGTGACAAGCCACCAGCAGCGGATTCATCTACCGTCATCTTCTTTCTCCGCGTCCATCGCCGCTTCCAGGCCACGGAACAACCCCTGAATGACCTGCTGAAACTCCTTGCCATCCTTAGCGGCGTCAAGCGCCTCGGGCAGCGTCCGTCGGGACGGGTATCCCGACGCCGCGTCCTGCAGCCCCTCGTCGGGCACCGGCAAGGTGCCCCACGGGATGACCGGATCGGTGGGCGTGCCCATCAGCGGGGCCTTCTCGTTCTCGCTCACTGCATTCCCTTCTTCTGGGCGTTGCGTTTCGCAACACCCGCCAACTCTGCCAACGCCAACTCGATCATGTCGGGAAGCTTCTCGGCGCGAGCGTCGATATCGACCACATCCACAATCGAATCGACACCGAACCAACCCTCGTCGCCGCCAGCGTCCGGATAGATGCCGATCGACCACCCCATATTGGGGTGCTCCGGATCGGCCTCATATTTTTGGCGCTCACGAAACCCGCACAGAGCCTCGTCGGTGGCGACAAGCCAATGCCCCGACTCCAGGCGGGCCTCCAACGCGCAACAACCACCGCCGGTCATCGCCTCCGAAAACGAGATACCGAACCGGCTGCGGCACTCATCCAGAATGTCGCTCATCGGTCAATCCAGTCAGTCGCGCCCAGACCGATCAGCCCCGCCATCGCCACCAAGGTCCCGGTCAGGAACTCGGTGTCCGTGGGGGCGAACAAACCCGCGGACGCCCACATCGCCCCGAGCAGAATGGTGAGGAAAAACCCCACCCGCACACGATGCATCATTCGGTCACCGCCGCGTGCGCCGGTGAATAGCCCACCGGCATGAACACCGGATCGCCCACCAAACCCAACTGGGTCACATCGACCCGACCGAACGCCGGCCCGTCATCACCGGGACGCAACACCAAAGCGTGACGCCCATAGGTGTCGTCGAATGTTCTTTCTTCCATGTCGATCATCCTTTCCTTTTTCGTGTTCCACGGCAGATGTTGCGAAATGCAACACCGCCTCATCCCTTGACCACCCGCGGCTCAGCCGAGGGTATCCACCCCGGCTCATCCGGCAGCACGGTGGCATCAGTGACCGAATAGCGGTCGATCACTTCCAGTTCATCAACCCAGTACCCGCCCCAGCAGGAATAACTGCCGCACTGGAACGGGACGTAATACCTGTTGTCGAAGAAGCCTCGCACCCGAGTCCACGACCCGTCAGCCTTGCGGTCCCCGTCACAGATCATGCGGGTAGCCGAACGCAGGCCTTTCCACATCCAGAAATCCTCCACGCACCCCTCGCCGATCGGACCCGCATGAGCGGAGGGAAGGGGGACCAGAACCATCATTGCCGATACAGCAAGCAGTCTTTTCATTCGATTTTTTCCTTTGTTCGATTCGGTTGATGACACAGCGAAAGCCGGTGTTGCGTCTTGCAACACCGGCTGTCACTGTCAGCAGGATAGAAGGAATGGCAGCGCGAAAGCCCTGACGTGGGTCGGTTTGTAACCGGGAGCGACCCGCGACGGGTGCAGACGGGGACCGCCGTTCTTCTCAAGGACAAGAATGACATCGACCCGCCCGAACGACGGCTCGAACTCGTCCTCCGCGATGACCAAGGCGTGCCGCCCGTAATCATCGTCGAAAGTTTTCCGTATGCGATCAGACAGATCGGACATCACGCATCCCTCCCATCGAAACGGGTGGTCACCCGGCAATCCGACTGCAACTCGCGCCGCCCATCGACAGCGTTGCCCTTGTAGTCGTGATCCAACACCACATCGAACCACAACTGCCACCGATCCTCGGGGCCATGCCAGTCGTAACCGGCGCGGGACAGATCGACCGTCCCACGGTCGAGGTTGTTCGTGAAAACACGAAGACCCTGAACGAGCTTTTTTCCGTCGGTGGTGAACACCGGATCGCCGTCGGTGTAGACGCGGCGGCCGTACTCACCGACAGTCGGATCAAACCGAGCCGGATACCTCGTTGAGGCGGGGACATTACTCACTTGTTTTCCTCCTTGTGTTCAGTGTTGCGATCTGCAACACGGATGGGCGTCAACCCGAAAGGCATTTCGGCGTTGTGCGGGTCGAGCAAAATCCCGCGTTTTTCGACAGAAACGACGTGCCGGGTGATACCGGGTGCCGGTCGGCCACCCGCTTTTTCCGCAGCAGCCCGTGACATGTGGAACGACGCCGAAACATCACCCGCATCGGACACGCGGATCACCGCGTGCGAATACGGCCGGCTGCTTCGCTTAGTGACCGACACGACGCCGAACGTGGCGTCATGCGTGGTCGCCGTGATCGTGCCGGTCACGAATCCACCGCGAATCCACCCATCTCGACCAGATACATCAGCCGTCTGATCGGCACCGCGTGCTCCATGCCGGTGACGCTGGTGATGCGGAGATACGCATCACGAACATCCTGATCGCTTCGGATGAACCCGAAGTTCTCGGGCGAGTTCACGACGTGCCGTGCGGTGCCCGAATGAATGGTGTGGCCGTCATCGCCCAACCACCTCACCTTGGCGCTGCGCGAGGCCGCGTCGGTGATGACATACAGCTGGTGGATCTGCGGGACGGTGACGATGGACCCTGTTGCGCTTTGCAACACTTCGTTGTCGATCACTTGATAACTCCTTCTTCGGGGATGGACGCCAACTCGGTTCCGTTGGCGCTGGACTTGTACAACTTCATGGCCTGAGCGCGCACCACCATCGCGTCAGCGACAGCCTCACGGTGAGCGCGGGCCGCAGTCGGGCGGTCGGGCTGGGTGAACCCGACCACCCGGCGGGTGGAACGCCGAACCTGAGGGCGCACACCCGCCTCGACCTGCGACAAAGCTTTGAGCAGGTCGGCGTGGCTGTTGTGGCGCGACCGCAACACCCAATGCCCACGCCACACGTACAGGTCGAACGACTCGACGGTGCGAGAAACCGTCATTCGTCCCACCCGATCCGGCGAACCGCACGGCCCATGTCGTAGGCCTCGTCCCGCACATCGCCGAACGTCAAACCCACGTCACCGCCGCCCTCGACGAAACCGAGGGCGGCGGTGCGGGGATGCCGGATGACGGCCCGCACGACTTCGGGGTTGCGAAACGCAACAGCCAGCAGATATGCGGCGTTCCACCGCACATCGGAGGCGCTCACGAGCCGCCGCCGAGGACGATGCCGTCGAGGAAGTTGTCGCGGCGCAACGCGGCGACCTCCGCGCCGTCCATGTCCGACACGTCGTCGTCATAGTTGGACATGTTGTCGCGCCAGTTGCGGTTCAGCCGCTGGCCGTACATCGAATAGCACGCCCCGCACTTGTCGCAGTCGGTGTCCCGGCCGCTCGCGTGGACGGTCGTGCCGCAGTCACCGCACGGCCACTCGCGGTGCGTGTGAATCTTGGCGTACTTGCCGGCGGCATGGGCCTCGCCGCGAACTTTGTGCGCCTGGTCGTAGTCGGCGGTGGAAATGAGGCGGTCGCCTTCGCCGGTCCAAACCTCGTAGATTTTCTTGACTTCTTTCATCTGTTTTCCTTTCTCGACGGTGTTGCGATCTGCAACACCAGGGCATGAGGGTTGAAGTACGACGGATGTGCCTGGTCGGGATCAGACGTCCATCCCCACGGCGCGTCGGTATCGGCAGGCCGGTACCACGTCACACCGTTGCCGTCCGTGCGCGCCGGGTACTCCAGATCGACGCGCCGGACAGGAACGATCACAGTGCGGGCAATCCGCGGGCAACGCGGTCGGCGTTGAGCGCGTCGACGCGGGCGTCGTTGGCGTCGATGCGGGCGCGCAGTGCGCCCTGAATCTGGCGGATCGCACGGTCGAGGTATTCGTCGGTGATGTGAGTGTCACCGGCGCGTAGCGCCGCCAAGCCGTCGATCAGCAGGTGGCCGACGACCTGATCGGCGACGCGGACGATCTTGACCGTCGCGGCATCGAAAGCATCTTCGGCCTTGAGTAGCGCGACTGAAGTCGCGGTGATGGAGTTATCGCACATCGCTGTGCCTCTCTGTTTTCGTGGGGAAGGTGTTGCGATCCGCAACACCGGATTGAAGGCCCAACTCTGACCTTCTAACTACATTCTACCAGGTCAGGGGCCTTTTGTCAATGGGGTAGTAATACACAAGTCTTTGCCGGCGCGAACACCCGAGCGAAAAAAGGGGCGGGGCATTGCGAATCGCAACACCCCGCCCCTCCCTGTCATCGCGCCTGAGCGCGCTCATACGCGGCGCGGGTCTCCGCAGCGATCCGCAACTGCCGCCGCAACACCGCGGCCTCCGCATCCAGCCTCTCCGCCCTCGCAAACAGGCGCTCAGACGCCGCGATCCACGACTTGATGTTGGCCTTGCGGCCCTTCGCATCGCAATCAGCCGCGAACCGCATGGCGCGGTCAATGTCAGCCTCCAAATCCGCGAGCTGGATCTGGATCGCGGCCTCGGTGGACGTCACAGCAGCACCACGTTTTCCGGCGCGACCTTGATCGTCTGACCGGAGCGGTCCATCCTGACGTGGACGTAGACCCGGCCCAGCTTCGCCACCGTGCCGAACTGATCCCCACGCATCCAACGATCCGTGGCCGGATGCAACTCCACCCGGTTACCGACCTCGAACTGTTCAAGCAGCAAATCCGCTTGATCGGACATCACGCCGCCTCGCCCTCTTCGTCGGGGCGCGGCTCGGTGGCGTTCATGTCGATAGCATCCCACCCCATCTGAACCATTGCGTCCTCGATGTGATCGGGGCAAGCACCGCGCAACTCGCTAGGAGTGAACGCGGCCACAGCGAAACCCTTATCGCGCAGCAACTCCAACGCCTGCTGCACTTCGGTGGTCAGATCGCTGCTGACCTGTTCCAGAAACTCGTCATTCGTCATGACTTTCTTCTTTCTCTCTTCCTTACCCCACGGCGGGATTGCCGTGGAGAGGCGGAAAGGGCCGGTGTTGCAATTCGCAACACCGGCCCTCACTGTCAGCGGAAGATCACTTCGGCGCGAACAACGCGAACACCCACAGGATGATCGCCCAGAACAGCATCGACAAGGCCACGAACTCCCACATCAGCGCACCGTCTCAGTACGAGACTTGCTCTTGCAGGTCTCGAAGCATTCCTGCCACAAGCACGGCAGACCGCACCGGTCGCAAAGAACGCTCATCGGCTCACCGGGGGCATACCCGCCCAGGGCGCGAAGCTGCTTGATGTGACGCCGCCGCGCACTGCGGCGGTGGCTAGTCCTATCGGACATGGCCGTTTCCTCTCTCTTATCCCTTACCCCACGGCGGAATTGCCGTGGGGCGGCGGAAAGGCCGGGTGTTGCGAATTGCAACGCCCGGCCAAACCGTCAGCGGAACATTGACTCCTTAAGGAAAATCCAGATGACGCCCATCCCCCCTCCGACAAGGAAAGGAGTCCAGCTCATCGCCCCTGCTTCCGGGCGTTGAACTCGGCCGTGCCGGCGGGGTGGCGCAGCATATCCCGCAGCTTGGCGGCCCGCTTCTCGCTCATGCCGTCGGCGACAGCACCGGCGAGCATACTTTCGGGATTCATCCCGTGCGCGATCCCGTGGCGCAGTCGATACACCAATTCGCCGTCAGGAACGTCGTCGCTCATCGAACGCCCTCCTTGACGTGAAGCTTCGCCATACGCGACGCCACCACAGACGTGGTGTGCGCGCCCACCCACTCGCAGTTGCGGCACACGGCCGCATACCGCTCAGTCGGCGGCTTCCCACGGATGAGCCTGATGCCCATATCGCCGTAGCTGCACTTCATCTCATTGCCTCTCTTTCCCTGACCCCGCGGCGGGATTGCCGTGGGGAGGCGGAAAGGCCGGTGTTGCGAAATGCAACACCGGCCCAACCGTCAAAGGGTGAAAGACTCCTGCCGCTGCAAGATTTCGGCGGTTTTCTGCTCTAGCATCCGGCCGTACGCGCCGGGTGCCGTCTCGTGCAACTCGGCGGTCAACTCGGCGAGCAGAGCCTCCGCACGCGCCAAGATCGCACGTTGCGTGGCGATCTGGCTGAGCAGCGAACGCTGACGGCGCTCCACCGACGTTTGCACGGCGGCGATGCTGCCGCGCTTCATTTCCCGGCCTCTGTTGCGATCTGCAACACCGGGAAGTCGTCGCCGATCTGCTTACCGCGGGAAAGCAGATCCAGCGACGTGGTACGCAGCGCGGCGGCGAGAACGTCCAAGGTTTGGAAGCTCGGCCACTTTTTACCGTTCTCGATCTCCGCGAGGAACGGGTAGCTGATACCCGCGGCCGCAACGAGGTCTTTACGTTTCATGCCGCGCTCAATGCGGGTGCAGGCGATAGCCCGACCCAGGTAAATCGCGTTGACGTTTTTCATGGCGTCTCTCTCGTTTTTCCCTTACCCGGCGGCAGGATTGCCGTAGGGCGGCAACGAGGGCCGGTGTTGCGAATTGCAACACCGGCCCTCGCTGTCAGCGGGATCAGCCGGGGTGAACGGCGGAGTTTTTGCACGGCTCCGGCGATTCCAGAACCGTGCAATTGAGCACGTCGCCGTTGGCGGCGCGCTCGTAGGTGATGTACGCGCTGCAACCGCAGCGGTAATACTGAAACTCCGCGTCGGTCACTTGCCTACGCCCTTCAGTGCCGCCTTCAGCTCGGCCTTGATCCGGCGGGCGTCGTCCCCGCGCCACGTCGTCGCGTTGGACAGGAAGTACAGCACGACGCTTTCGCCGTCCTCGTAGCCGTAGGTGTCGGTGATCGCGGACAGGCCGCGCATCGCGTTGATGAACGGGACTGCGCCGAAGTACGGCCTCTCCCAGAGCCGGGAGATTTCCGCGGCGATGACGTTGAGCGGTCGGACTGCTGTTTTTTGATCGGACATTGCTGTCTCTCTCTTTTTTCTGGGTGTTGCGTTTTGCAACACTGTTTTTTCCGGCGCGAATTTTTTCGGCACGGATTTTTTCCGGGCCGGATTTTTTCGGCGCGGAAGTTTTTTTTCGGCCCAACTCTGACCTACTAACTAATACTCTACCATAGACAGCCCTAAATGTCAATAGGGTCGCAATTGCGTAAGGGCAGGTCAGGCAGGCCCGAAACGCAAAAAAGGGCCGGGGCGTTGCGAATTGCAACACCCCGGCCCCAAATGCCGGCAAATCAGAGCGCCGACCGGCACCACTTACAGAGCGGCCGAACCACGCTATCGACACGGTTGTCGGCGTGGGTGTACTTCGCCCCGTAACGGGCGTCCTCGCCGCAGAGCGTGACGATGCGGTCGCGGGTGACGTGCTCAAGGCGCCCACCCGGGGCGCGGAACATGTAGAGCCGTTCAGTCATGGGATGATCCTCCGATATGTGTGGGAAGTTGATGGGCCGGGGCGTTGCAAATTGCAACACCCCGGCCCATGCCCATCAGTCAGGGCCGGTTGATGCGGACGGGGCGCGCCGGGAAGTAAAAGGCCTTGCCGAAGCCGCTGGCGACGATCGCGCCGATGCTGAAAGCAATCCACTGGGACATGTTCGTGCCTCTCTGTTGCTGTGATGTGGTGTGTTGCTGATGGGTACTACGTTACGCCGACCTTCCAGGATCGTCAAGTGGGTAACTAAGTGTTGCAAAACGCAACACGCTTGCCGCTGCATTCCGATGACGTGGGCGGGCTGCGCCATTCCGATTCCGTGTGCAGCGGCTCGATCCCCCGGCTCCGATCCGTGCGCGGCGCGACTCCGATTCCGATTCGTGCGCGTGCGCGTGCTGCTTCGCGCCGCCTTCCGATGTCCGTGCGCGGGCCTTCCGATGTCGGGGCGCGCGCCTTCCGATGTACGTGTGGTGGGTGTTCGGTGGTGGGGCTGCCGCCCCCGGCCTACGCTGCGGCTTTGCCGGCTCGAACAGCCGTTCGAACCAGGCCCGGTCGAACGGCTGTTCGAACGGCTCCGGCGGCTCCGGCGGCGCTCCGGCTCCGGCGGCTCCGGCGGGTGTTGCGTTTCGCAACACGTCAAGCGTGGCGAAGACACGGCTTGAAACCCTCTAGACACTCTCCGGCATATGCCGTAACGTTCTCGTTGTTCGGCCCGGTCGGGTCGGACACCCAACGAGAACGAAACGAGAAAACACATGAAGGTCGAAGGCACAACCAACACCGGCACCGTCACCCAGGTTGCCCAGGATCGGAGCGACACGGAATTGACCAACGCTCTGGTTTCGGCGTTCCAGACGGCGGAGGTCGACGCAAAGCGTTTCATCGTCAGCACGGCAGCACTCGCCACCGCGATCCTCGACATTCACGAGGCAGAGGTTTGGAAGCGCACCATCGACGGAGAAACGGGCAAGCTGTACCGGAGCGCGACGAGCTACTACCAGTCGATCGGATCGCGCTTCCCGGTGCTGCACAAGCTTCTCCGCGACGAGTTGGTCACGGAGCTTTACAGCGCCGATCCCAACGCAATCGGCGTTCGTGAGTTGGCGGCGTTGGTTCACGTCGACCCGGCTCAGGTGACACGGAGCAAGCAACGCGCACTCGCTGCCGCTGCCGCTGCCGAAGCCGAAGCGAAGGCGAAGGCCGAAGCCGAAGCCGTGGCCGAAGCCGTGGCGAACGCCGCTGCCGAAGCCTCTGCCGAAGCCGCTGCCAACGGAGCAAGCGAAGCCGAAGCCGCTGCCGCCGGAGAAGCCGTGGCACGGTTCGCCGAAGCCGAAGCGAAGGCGAAGGCGAAGGCCGAAGCCGAAGCCGTGGCCGCTGCCGAAGCCGAAGCCGAAGCGAAGGCGAAGGCGAAGGCGATCAGTCGGGCGAAGTCGCAACTCGAAACGGCTCTCAAGATGGTCAGCGACGAGCGTCCCGACATGAGCGCGGAGGATCGCGCCTGGGTGCTCAAGTTGGTCAGCGAAGCCGTCACCCAGTTCGGCGCATTCGACGCGCTGACGAGCGGAGCGAAGGCTCCGGCGAAGGCTCCGGCGAAGGCTCCGGCGGCTCCGGCTCCGGCTCCGGCTCCGGCGGCTCCGGCGGCTCCGCTCG